CAAGAGCAATATCATGAGCAGATAAGAAACTTTGCAAAAGAGTGGTTTAATATTCACATACCGTTGCCGAATGAAGAAATTTTTATAAATTCGTAAAAACAAAAACGAATGAGCGGAAATTTCGATGCAGAGAAAAGAGTTCTAATTGACAAGATGCTGAATGATTGCATTGAAGATATGACGAGAGAGAAGGTAGAAAAATATTACGAGTATATAAGAGATAAATTCTATATTTACAATTTGCCAAAGGAATGCGAATTGATGCACGTGTTGAAGCAAAGGTTTTACGGTCGTGGCAAATGGTGGATGATAGATTGCCCGATCAATAAGTTGAAAGTGATACAAGCGAAAAGAGAAACGTATAAACGACCTTACTTTATTGAGGTCTTAAAACAAATAGGATGAATAGAAAATTAAAAGCAGTAGTTAAGACGGTGTTATTTGTAGCCTTGATAGGTTCGTTGGTATCATTATCTTATCTTACCAACTGGAAGGTAGGATTAGCAGTTTACACGCTTATATCATTGCATTACTTATTAGCGAAAGATGAAAAGTAAAGAGGCAGAATATTACGCAACGATAGTTAAAGAGGCTATCAAGGAAGTAAAGAAACGTAAAGTAAAGAAAAAGAAATGAGCGAGTTAACGATAATAAAGTGCATAGTATGCGAGTCTGTTATAGACCATGCGGAGGTGTTTTGTTATAAATGTGGGGTGGTGTTGATAAGTCCACTATAATAGTGAAAAAATAGTGATATGGCTAAGTTTGAGAAAGGACATAAAAAAAAAGGTGGTAGAGAAAAAGGAATTGAAAACAAAATCACGCAAGACGCGAGAGAATTGTTTATTAGTATAATGGAGGGCGAAGTATGCCACGTTCAAAAGGCATTAGCTGATGTAAGAAATGAGGATTCAGTAAACTATCTAAGACTACTAACTAACCTATTCCCTTACTTCATACCGAAAAAGACAGACGTTACCACAAACGGCAAGGATATTAATATGACAGATAGTAAGCCATTTCACGAATGGGCGGACGATGATAAAGCAGAATAAGAAATACAAAGAACTTTACACTACCGATAAAAGATATATCATCATAACGGGCGGAAGGGGTAGCGGCAAATCGTTTCACGCAAATACAGCCATGTGTTTGTTAACCTATGAGCAAGGGCACAGAGTATTGTTTACTCGATATACAATGTCAAGTGCTGAAATATCTATTATTCCTGAGTTCACCAATAAGATTGAACTGATGAATAAAGAAGCTGATTTTCACGTAAACAAAACAGAGATAACAAACAAGGTTACTGGTAGTGAAATAATCTTTAGAGGCATCAAAACAAGTTCGGGCAATCAAACAGCTAACCTAAAAAGTATTGCCGATGTTACAACGTGGGTATTAGATGAAGCAGAAGAGTTGATAGATGAAAGCATCTTTGATAAGATAAACCTATCGATAAGAACTAACAAAGCAAAGAATAGGGTTATAATGGTTCTCAACCCGTCCAATAAAAAGCATTGGATATACAAAAAGTTTTTTGAAAAGCACTTATCATTTATAGAGATTGATGGCGTTAAGATAGAAACAACCACCCACCCTGATGTGTTGCACATTCATAGTACCTACTTAGATAACATCAATAACCTTTCTGCATCGTTTATTAAAGATGTGGAAGAGATGAGAAAAACAGACTTTAACCACTATTGCCACGTTGTTTTAGGTCAATGGCTCGGTAGGTTAGAGGGCGCGTTGTTTGTTGAAGATACTTTTAGATACTTCAAAACATTGCCTGAGCATAAGCCCGACAGCGTACTTGGTTATGTCGATGTTGCCGATGAAGGTAGCGATTACCTATGTGCGTTGTGGGCGAAGATATACGACGGCAAGATATACATCACAGACGCAATATTCACGCAAGACACAATCGATGTAACCTGCCCGATGGTATCATCTAAGATAAAGGAGTTGAATGCTGACTACACTCGAATAGAGGCAAATAATCAAGGCAGCGGTTTCATTCGCTTACTTCGTCAATCGGTGCAAGAGGATAAGGTGTTGAGTATTAAGAACACCGCAAACAAGCACACGCGTATATTGATGGCCTACCACATCATTAAAAATAAATTCGTGTACGTTCACCCTGAGAAGCAGACAGATGAATACAGAGCAATGATGCAGCAGATATACGAGTATAAGAAAGACGGTAAGAGTAAGCACGACGATGCACCTGATGCGATGGCTGGGCTGGCGAACTTCATACAAGCCTTACTGCCGCACATCTTTGAATAAAAAAAATTACCAATTACTTTTATAATTAATTTTAAAAAAAATTATTCAAATGAGTTATGTATCTAATTTAGTGGCTCGCATGTTCGGGCTTAGCACCTTCAACGGTATGTACTCAACATCTATTTACGACCGTAAGAATCCGATTCTTATTGATACGGAGAACAAGCTAAGAATATATAACACTATTCCTCATCTTCAATCGGTAATTAACCAGCTTGCTGATATGTTCAAGAACATGGAGATAAAGCTATACGACAAAAAGACTGGTGAGGAGATTAAAGAGCACGAGGTATTAAACCTATTGAATAGACCTAACCCGTTAAGAACGCGCGAGGAGTTTCTATTTGAATACTATGTGTTTAAGTCGGTGTTCGGTAATGCTTTTATATACGAGATTAAAGGACTGCCGAGCGCACTTCCTTCGTTAATGTGGAACTTACTTCCAAGCGATGTTGAGGTTATTCCTACCGGTAAGCTATACAATCAAACGACCGTCGATGGCATTATTAAGTCTTATAAGGTATATGATCAAGGCACTTACTTTAATGTGCAGCCTTCGGATATGATATATAAGAATGAGGGAGTTGGTGGTAACCTTATAACATCACAAAGTAAAATTGATTCTTTGCAACTACCTTTGTCAAATATCATAGGTGCGCTTAAGAGTGAAAATGTATTGATAGTTGAGCGTGGTGCAGAAGGTATATTAAGCAATGAAAGCCAAGCCGATGGAGGCGCGATACCTTTAGGCAAAGAGGAGAGAGATAGAATAGAACGTGAAATGAGCAAAAGCTATGGCATATTTGACGGTCAAAAGCGTAAGATAATTACCAATAGTTCTTTGAAGTGGCAGCCGATGACTTTTCCGATTAAAGACCTGATGCTATTGGAGTGCATAGAGAGCGATTTTCAAACAATATGCGCTGCTTACGGTGCTGACCGCGATATATTCCCAAGCACAAAGGGCGCAACATTCGAGAATAAAAACAACGGGGTTAAATCAACTTACCAAAATACAATACAACCTCAAGCCGATGACCTTATGAGCATCTTAAATGCGGCTTTTGGTTTGGAGAAACAAGGTCTTTACTTATATGCTGACTATTCATATTTGCCAGTATTGCAAGAGGACGAGCAGCAAAAGGAAGCAGCTAAGAAAACGAAAATAGAATACTTAGCAATGGCTTTAAATGATGCCGTTATTGATGTAAACGAGTATAGAGCAGAATTAGGACTTGAACCGAAAATGGATAGCGGTAAAGAAGAAATTATATCTGATAAATTATTAAACGCTCAACTTGCATTACGTGGAACGGTCGGAGGTGTTGAAGGATTGATAGGGTTAAATACAGCCGTATCGTTGGGGCAGTTGAACAGAGAAAGTGCGATTGCTATTCTTACGAATGTTTACGGCTTCGATGTAACGGTTGCCAATCAAATGATAACTAACACACCGATAACACCAACAGCGATATAGTAAAAAAAAAATTGCGAATAGTTTTTGTATTTATTTTTGAAAAGAAATGGAAGAAGCGAAAAAACATATACTAAGTGAAGTCGATAAGAAGTCGGCTCATTACTCAGTTAAAAGTGCTGATGCTAATATAATAGATGTTAGCACATCGTCCCGTATCGTTACGGGCTTCTTTAATTCTTATAACTTTTTTGACTCAGATAAGGACGTGTTAATAATGGGCGCTGCTAAGAAGTCAATCGAAGAGCGCGGTGTGAATAGCACAGCGGTTGCAAAGATTAAACACGCATTGAACCATGACTTGACGACCTTAGTAGGTAAGTTGCAAGTGCTTGAAGAAACGACTAAGAATGGTATTACGGGCATATACTTTGAATCTAAGATAGCCAACACTACTTTGGGTAATGATACTTTGATTAACTACAAAGAAGGCATTTACGATAACCATTCAATCGGTTTCAAATACAACCAGCTTTCATTAATTGAATCTGAGAAGAATCCCGTTGCATGGAATGAAGTAGTGAGTAAATTAGTTAACCCTGAGGAAGCGGAAAAATACGGGTACTTATACTTAGTAAAAGAAATAAACCTATTCGAGGGTTCAACCGTTGCCTTTGGTGCAAATTCATTAACACCATTCTTAGGTGTGAAAAGCGGTAGTAAAGAATCAATGACTCTCGCACTTGTAAGCAAATTAAACCAGCTTGAATATACGGTGAAGAACGGAATGCAGAGCGATGAAATGCTAAGCACGTTTGAACTTCAAATTAAACAATTCAAGCAAATATTAAAAGAAATTGAAGTAGCTGAAACCTTTGATAAGCCCACACTTTCACAAGTGCCGAGCGAAGCAAAATCAAGCGAACCGATAAAACCAAAATTCGACGTAAATCAAATCATTAAAAATCTAAATTTCTAAAAAATGGAAGCACAAGACCAAAAAGCGTTAGTTGACGCAATCAACATTGAAGTTGGTAAAAAACTTGATGCGGTGAAAGCCGAATCATTAAACGAAGTAGCAAGTTTAAAAGCCGAATTAGAGGCAGTTAAAGCAGCTAAAGAAGAATTGAAAAGCGAAGTGAACGGTGAGATTGTTAAATTGAAAGCAGCTAACGAAGCGGCCG